CTTTATGATGATTGACTACTTGGACTTGCTGATGCCTGTGAGTGCCAAAGTCAGTCCCAATGACTTGTTTGTCAAAGACAAGTATGTAAGTGAAGAACTGCGTAACCTGGCCAAAGAACTGGGCATATTAATGGTTACTGCAAGTCAATTGAATAGATCGGCTGTGGAAGAAATTGAATTTGACCACAGTCACATCTCCGGTGGTATTAGTAAGATCAATACTGCTGACAACGTGTTTGGTATCTTTACGTCCAGAGCCATGAAAGAACGTGGCAAATATCAAATCCAGTGTATGAAAAGTCGTTCAAGCACTGGTGTAGGACAGAAAATTGATTTGGAGTATAACATTGAAACCATGCGTATTACTGACCCCGGCGTCGAAGAAACAGACTCATATCGCGGAGGGCCCAAGCCGTCGATCATGGATGCTATCAAAGCCAAAGCAACAGTCGGTGCTGCTGAAGCCCAGGATGATGCTCCTGTTAAGTATGAAAAGCCCACAGGAACCCCTGTGTGGGAAACTGGCCCAAAAGTAAGCGCAGATGTTCAAGCTACCAAATTAAAGGGGCTTTTAAACAAGATCAAGACTGGTTAAAGTATCTACTTTGGATTGCAAATTTAAATAAATAATTCAAAGGTCTTGTGCAATGCAAAAGAAAACTCGTAGCATATTAGAAGAACTTGACGCCATGTACGTCGAGCACGATCGCCGCCTGTTGATAGAAAATAGAGCAGCTAATCTCATTGCCAGTGCTGTGCGACTGCTTGAGGAAATTGACAGAGAATTTCCCCCGGAACAAGCAGAAAATCTCACACGCAAATTACTAAATGCAATTCGCACTAGAGATTCAGGAAAGTTCTCAAGATCTGTAAGGAGAACAAATGCAGATCTTTGAAGTTTTTCAAAACCCAAATTCTCAGTACTCAAAAGTAAATCAGCCATCGTCTGTTAGCTACAGCGGGATAGCAGCTCCGGGAGTCAAGCAGGCGCCAACTACCACTGCTACAGCAACTACTACAGCAGCCGCACCTACCACAGTGGTCGATGCCGGCGGCACAAATCTTAAAAAGGGATTTTGGTCATCTCTTGGTGATTATGCAAAAAGAAGTGCTAGAAATTACATGTCCAGCAAAACTGGTTTGCCTGCTGACGTTTTCAAGAACGAAAAAGAGCGCAAAGAAGAAGAAGCCGAAGCTGAGCGTAGAGAAATAGAAGCAGCAATAAAATCCAAACTTGCAGCTCAACGCAAGAAAGCAGCTACAAATGCAGCACTTGGAATAACATCGGACCCCGAGCCCGAAGACAAATCAACAACACCTGAACCCAAAGACAAGTCGACAACGCCTGCAACAAAAGCATCAGTAAATTACAATATTCCTGCCTATATGAGAAAAGGAATAGCAGCGCCGACAACAACACCAAAGGCACCTGCAACAAAAGCATCAGTAAATTACAATATTCCTGCCTATATGAGAAAAGGAATAGCAGCGCCAACAACAACACCAAAAACAACAACCACTGCTGCCAAGCCAGTTGCAACCACTAATGCTATTAAAACTGCGCCCGGACAAACTATTCCAACTGCTCCGTCGGCAAAGCCTTACCAGGTTCCCGGAGCGTTGACAAGTCTTTCTCAAACCACTGCTGCAAAGGCAGCACCGACTACAAGTGCAGGCGCCAATGCAATGAGTAGCATGGCCACTCAATTGACAAATAGACCTACAAAATCTAGCACCGGCGGGACAGTCACCAAAACTCCGACTGGGCTTGTACACACTGCCAAACAGCCTGTACTGCCACCTGCAGCAAAACCACAGTACAAAGGTAGGCAGACAAAAGTATCTGCAACTCCCCCAAGTGGCGCACCAACTTCGGCAGAATACGCTAACCTTGAAAAAAGACTACAACAAGCCATGGCCGCACAAGGACAAACACAATGAAATTATTAGAGGGCGGAAACGTATTCAAAGATGCCGACGGCAATCCAATGACAGGTCGTGTTAATCAAAGCGATATAGCACAAACTGTGGCCTGGATCGAAACGCTAACGGGCATTGACTTTCCTCGAGAGCGTTGGCTGGGCAGCACTGGTAAGAAGCCCACATCCGGAGATTTGGATTTGGCAGTAGATGCCAACGAAATAAACAAAGATCAACTGGCTGCTAGACTTGTGCAATGGGCACAAAGTCACGGAGAAGATCCCAAGAACTGGGTCAAGAAAGCCGGCGAAGTACACCTACGTACCCCCATCAACGGTCGCCCCGAAAACGGCTATGTGCAAACAGACTTTATGTTTTTCCCAAACTTGGATTGGGGCAGTTTTTATTATGGTGGCGGTGAGGACAGCGCATACAAAGGCATGAACCGCAATGTGCTGATGAGTTCTGTCGCCAAGCAACTGGGACTCAAAGTAGGTGCCAATGGTATGTTTAGCCGCGCAACTAATCAGTTGGTCGATGGTGGACAAGATCCAGACTATGTTGCCAAGACATTGTTGGGACGAAGTGCAACTCGTGAAAATTTGAAAAACGTAGAAAGCATTTACGCTGCCTTGGCAAAAGATCCACAGCGAGATGCAAAATTAAAAGATTTCCAAGAGTATTTGGCAAAAGAAGGCTTGAAAGAACCTGGGCAAGTCAAAGAAGAAACTGAAGTTAACTTCTTAGCACGCCTGCGTGATAGAATTGTTAACCGTGGTTATACTCCATTGATTGAAACTGAGTCGGCCAATCCTTATCAAATCTACGAAGCCGAAGAAGCTGGCGTAGGCGGCAGGGCCAAGGGAATTGAACACTTGGAAGATCTAGTATTCCGCAAAGGCACACGTGGCGCCCAAGAAGCCCTGGAAATTGTGAAATCAGCCAGTGAACAACCTAGTACTACCACTGTAAAGTGGGATGGTAAGCCTGCTGTGGTGTTTGGTCGCAAGCCTGCCACAGGCGAGTTTGTGTTGACAGATGGATCGGGCTTTGAAGCCAAGGGCTACGATGGACTTGCTACCAGCCCGGAAATGATGGCACAGATTCAAAACACTCGCAAGGGAGAACGCAGTGACTTGATTCAATTGTATGCCACACTGTGGCCTGTGCTGGAAGCCGCTACACCACGCAACTTCCGTGGTTATGTCAAGGGCGATTTGTTGTACATGGACACACCACCACTGGAATCTGGTAACTATGTATTCAAGCCCAATACTGTAGAGTACCGTATTCCTGCTAAATCTGCACTGGGACAACGCATCGGCAACAGCAACATTGGTGTTGCCATGCACTCGATGTACGCAGACCAAGGCGAATCGCGACAGCCACTCAGCAGAGTCAAGTTCAATGAAGTTCCTGGATTACTATTGATTGAACCCATTGCTGGAAAACAAATGGTGTTGGAACCCGGCTTGGTCAAACAAATACGTGCTATTATTCGCAGCAAGGGCGCCGACATTGACACACTGTTTAACCCTGCTGAACTGCGAGCACAACAAATAACAGACTTGGCCAAACTGTGTGTTGATTATATCAATGCTAGAATCCGCACAGGTAACTTTGACAATTTGCTACCGGGGTTTGGCGATTGGTTGCAAACCAAAGTAAGTCCGCGCAAGTTCAACAACATTGTTGAATATTTAAACAGTCCTCGTAGCAACACCGACGGACTAGCTGCGGCGTTTACAATATTCATTTACCTACACGATCTCAAACTGGATATCCTGCGTCAACTGGACTTGAAAGATCCTGGACACGAAGGTTGGGTTATGGCCACCCCTGCAGGCTATGCCAAGGCTGTAAACCGTTTTGATTTTACCGCGAGAAACCGTGCTCAAAACAACCCTGATCAAGGATAAATTTTCCGTTTTGGCTAAATAAAAGCAGATCCACTGTGATCATTAACTTAAAGGAAATTTATCATGGCATATTATACCCCTGCAAATGGTGACGCACAACCAGTATTTGCGTTAGACGTTCAAAACGGTCCTGTTGCTGCTAGTGCTAGCACCGCCGGTACCCCAGTTCAGCCACAAGGCCCAAAACTGGACTTCTTCAGCGTAACTGCTAACACCACTGTTGCTACACAACAAGGTGTTCAAGAGTACGTTGCCAACGTTATCCAAGCTGTTCAGCAAACTTCTACAGTTGCTATGTATCAAGTTGACGGCGTTCAAATCAGTTTTGGTGTTTACCCAACTGGCGCTTTTGCCAACGCTGCTACATTCTTGAGTGCTGCTAACATCACTTACACTGGCTACCAGTTGGACAGTGCTGCTGCTGTTGGTTTCAAGCTAGCTACTTCTTAATCAAATCTTTTTTGATTGGAACAACCCCGGAAATAAACCTCCGGGGTTTTTCTTTGCCGTAAATACCCTACGATGAAGATATTGTGCCGTACATTGTTTGACTGTACCTACACTGGAATCATGGGTAATTTTAGAATAGCCCAACTACCATTTGAAGATCAATCCGGGAAGCAAATCAACACTCAAAACGAGTGGAATTACGCACGAAACCAACAACGCAATTGGGAAACAATCATGCAAATGATCAGTCTGCGAGCACAACCTACGATTGTAACCTATCCTGCGCACAAAGCTGAATCTTGGGAATTTGTGTTTGAAGTAGAATCCACAGGAGTATACAGCGACAATGGGCAGATTGACAATTACGGAGCATTGCTAAACGAATGTCACGGAATCCCAATGATCTCTGAACTGGGAGAATCAACTGAGCTGATTCCACAGCTGATAACAGCCGGGGAGAATCAAAACATTTGGTTTGAAACGGTAAATAATTCATGACCAACACTACCGACATCGAAAAGAAAAGTCTCGAAGCACACGTAGAACTATGTGCAGAACGCTACAAACTGCTAGAAACCAAGCTAGAAACAGTTGAACAGGGCGTTGTTACAACCAAAGACATGGTACAAGACCTTTCCGACACTGTGAGTAAAATGTCAGAAAAAAGCAACGATCGAATTATCAAATGGGGTGTGGGAATCATTGCTACACTGGCCGGCGTTTGCGGTTGGTTGTTAACTCATTATCTTAAATGAATCAAGACCAAAAGTTAGAACGTTGGGCTGAGCGCGAAATACAGCGCAATATGCACAAAATGATCATTGACGATGAACACGGTGGGTATGTAGTATTTGGCATGTATCACATGCAGCCTGCATCTGCTGGGTTCGCTGTAAGTACCTGGGACAGAGAAATACATTGCTTTGCCAATAAGCGCACAGCCATAAGTTGGTGCATTGCAGACAAAATCAATCATTTAAATTTAGCCAGACAGATACTGACACTGGATAGTAAGCAACAGATTTTGGAAGCTGACATCAAGGTCCGAAAAAGTCTGGGCAATAGGGGCCGTACAGAAGAGTTTGCAGAAATAGTAAATACTAAAATACAGCCAAAGATCGACCAGCATAAAATGGTTGTAGCCGAATTAGAGAAATGTATTAATTCGGCTAAATATATTCAGATCAGAGGATTCAATAATGAAACTGCAAGAATTTACGGCAACTAAGCCAACACAACAAATATCCAAAGTGTTCGAAAGTTACTTTGGATCACAATTTCAGTTTGACCAACTAACGCCTGGGCAAGCTCGACAATTGTTGATTCGCGTTCGCAGCGCACTAAATGAGACACGTCGTAGTCCAGCTTTTCATCAAAGTGAGAAAAATCCTGCTTACCTAAAGATGGTAATGTTAGAACAAGCACTGGGCGCTGTGGCTGCACCTGCACCTGGCGTTGCACCTGCTGCTACTACACCTGCACCTGCTACTGGACCTTCTGCTGCTGCTCTGCAAACTGCACAACAGCAACAAAAGAAAAAACAGATTCAAGACCAAATCAAAGTAAAACAAAAAGAAATTGCCGATCTGCAAAAGGCCATGAACAATCCAATGGCAATGGCAGAAAACCGACTTCGTCGTGCATATCGCATGTTGAAAGAATCAGAAGTTCAACAAGCTCAAGTAGTTTTGGCTGCACAAGACATGGTCGACAAAATGCAGTCTATGTTGGAAGATACTACAGAGCTGCAATTCAAAGAACTGCCTGCCTTGGTTGATTCCATCAAGAACCAAGTCGGCATTGATCAAGCTCAACAATTTAACCAAGACGTTACAGCCGCACTCACTGGACTGGTACAAAACCTTCAAGGCGCCAAGGCACAACTTGATCAAGCTCTTGGTGTTGTAACTGGTACTGCCGCGCCTGCTGTTCCGGGTCTAGATGCAGCTTCTGCTGCCGGTGCCGAAATGGGTGCCGATGCAGGAGCCGATGTAGATGGCGCCCCGGGTGCAGAAGCCGGTGCCGAAATGGGTGCCGATGCAGGAGCCGAACTTGCTGCTGCTGACTTCGGCGACGAAGCCGAACTAGGCAGCAAAGCCGAACTAGGCCGCGGTCGTAGATAATGCGCATAGACGAAGTTGATCAAGGCAACGATCCAAACAAGCTGGTAGGCCTTGTTCAATTTCTCGCTGGTCGAGCCGACGACACCAATGCACAAAAACAAATAAGTCAAGCAACATTTATGAAGCTGGCTCAGAGTTTGGGAGTTAACATAACTAGCCAAAATCTCGGAGCTGTTATTTCTCAACCTCCACTCAATGGAGTACTGGAACCCTTGGATCCAAACTCAGGAATGATTGCGTTCAAAGGTGCTGACATTGGTCCTGCCAAAATGTCAGTTCCGCAGGCTCAACAAGTTGTTGACAAAATGGCCAAAACGGCCATGAAAAAAGATCGAAACGTTTAATATCTAAGTCAACACACTCTTGACTCAAGGCGTTAAATATAGTATAATCCACTATAGGAAATGTCGTGAAAAAATTACTGGCAATCTTGACTTTATGCTTGGCAGCCACTGCTCAGGCTCAACACAGACCTTATCCACACCATCACCATCGTCATCACTCAGGCGGTCACAGCTGGGGTTGGGTAGCACCTGCACTAATTGGAGGTGCCATTGTATATGGAATGACTCGTCCATCACCGCCACCACCACCTGCAGTGATTTATGTTCCGCCAGGTTACCCACCTGCGCCTTATGGATATCATTATGAACAGTTGCTGGATGCCAACTGTAATTGCTATCGCTGGGTATTAATACAAGGATAAAAAATGGCTTATTCAGAAAAAGTAATTGATCATTATGAAAATCCTAGAAATGTAGGATCGTTTGCCAAAGACGAAGATGGCGTTGGCACAGGCATGGTAGGTGCACCGGCCTGCGGCGACGTGATGAAATTACAAATAAAGGTAGACAATGTTACAGGTGTTATTACAGATGCGAAATTTAAAACGTATGGCTGCGGATCGGCTATTGCGAGCTCAAGCCTTGTTACAGAATGGGTTAAAGGAAAAACCATTGACCAAGCAGCCGCACTCAAAAATACCGAAATCGCCCAAGAGCTAGCTTTACCTCCAGTTAAGATACACTGTTCCATTTTGGCCGAAGACGCTATCAAAGCCGCAGTAGAAGATTATAGAAAAAAATACGGACAATGATAACGCTGACTGAAAATGCAAAAAAGAAAATAATTCAAACATTACAGCGCCGGGGATCGGGTGTTGGAATTCGAGTCGGTGTACGAACTACAGGTTGCTCTGGACTTGCTTATGTGTTAGAATACGTAGATGAGCCGCACTCAGACGATCAGCTAATAGACTGCGATAACTGTCAGATCTACGTTGATCCAAAGTCCTGTCCTTATTTGCAGGGCTTGACCATAGATTTTGTGCGGCAAGGTTTAAACGAAGGATTTGAATTCCGCAATCCCAACGAGCGTGATCGCTGTGGTTGCGGCGAAAGCTTTAGAGTGTAATGAAAGAAAAATTTAAACAAGCATACATGGACACCGCACGTAGGTTTGCTGAATTAAGTCCTGCCAAACGCATGCACGTGGGTGCTATTGTTGTCAAAGACGACAGAATTATCTCAATTGGTTACAACGGCATGCCCGTGGGTTGGGACAACGAGTGTGAGCACAAAGAATATATGAATGCAGCCAAAGCTGGATTCATGCCCGAAGAAGAAATTCGAGAAAAATTTCCATATGAAGAGTATGTGCAAGAATATCAAGCCATGCGTAGATATAGATTGGTAACCAAAGATGAAGTGTTACATGCAGAATCAAATGCCATTGCAAAACTGGCGAAGTCTAACGACAGTGGCCTTGGGGCTAGTTTATTTGTTACTCACAGCCCTTGTATCCACTGTGCCAAGCTGATTCTTCAGTCAGGCATTGGTAGTGTTTATTATGGTACGAACTATAGAGATGATGCGGGCTTGAAATTTCTGGAACGATCCGGCATAACTGTGGAACAAATCAATGTATAATCCTAAATTCGACTACCAGCCCGTGCCCAGAGTTGTAATCGAGGGCAAGCGTTTCTACGCCACGCCCGATGGCAACAAATTGCCGTCAGTGACTACCATACTTGACAAAACCAAAACAGAAGAAAGCAAGGCAGCGCTCAATGCCTGGCGCAATCGCATGGGACACGAACGTGCTCAGCAAATTACCACTGAAGCTGCCAACCGTGGCACACGCATGCACACGTATCTCGAGCACTATGTAAAAACAGGCACGCACAAAGAGCGCGGCACAAATCCATTTTCGTGGCCCAGTCATGTCATGGCTGAAGAAGTTATCAACCGCGGACTGGTAAATGTGTCAGAATTTTGGGGAATTGAAGTTCCACTGTATTTTCCACGAGTGTATGCAGGCACCACAGACGGTGCCGGAATTCATTTAAATGAAGAAAGCATCCTAGATTACAAGCAATCAAACAAGCCCAAAAAGCGTGAATATATTGAAGATTACTTTATGCAACTTGCAGCCTATGCAGAAGCACACAATGAGCTACATGGTACAAAAATACGCAAGGGCGTTGTTTTGATGTGCGTCAAACCCGATTTAGATGCCAATCACAACATTGTAGGAAAACCGCAATACCAAGAATTTGTGCTAGAAGGCACAGAATTTGAGAAATATCGTGTACTCTGGTGGAAAAGAGTTGAACAGTACTACATGCTAAATATGTGATATTGCAAGGATTATCACAGTGGCAATCGTACAAATATCAAGAATTACCAACAGAAAAGGTTTACTAGTAGACCTACCACAACCCCTGGCCGGTGGCGAATTGGGTTGGGCAGTCGATGAACGCAGATTGTTTATCGGAAATGGAGAGCTGTCCGAGGGCGCACCTGTAGTAGGCAACACCGAGATTCTCACTGAATTTTCGGACATACTAGAACTAAGCCCTTATATCTATCAAGGCTTGGCTGGAGGCTATCCTGTGCAGACTGGTCCCACACCGGGTGACCCAGTCAGACAATCTATACAAGCAAGACTGGATAGTTATGCAGTGGCCACAGATTTTGGAATCGTTGGCGACGGCGACACCGACAATACTGCTGCTATAAATCGAGCACTGTATCAACTGTATTGTGTTGATACTAACCCAGCTGTGAGAAGAAGTTTGTTTTTCCCTGCTGGCGTCTATATTATTTGTGACGTATTGGCCATCCCTTCATTTGCTACATTATACGGCGAAGGCACCGGCGGAACAACTATTCTATTCCGCGTGTTGCAATGGACAGATGATAACCCCTGGGGCGAAGGTATATTGGTTTACAATGAAGGAAGATATTACAGAGCACAGGTGCAAGTTCCTGTCGGAGTCAGCATCAGCGATCCAATATTCTGGCAAGAAGAAAACATGCCAGAATACATTTGGCGCACTGCTGACAGCCAACAACAAACTGGTGTAAGCATTGGAACAAACGGTGCTATTCCGCCCAAAGACATTTCAATCATTGACATTGAATTTTCAACCAATGTGTTGCTGATGAATGGTGGCTTGCTACAAGACATTGACCAAGGTGCATTGACAGGTGTTAGTTTTACTGGTCCAATGACCAGCGAAGACATTGTCGACTTTGCTACCAATGATGTAAAAACTGCAACAGAAATCGTAGCCGGACTTGACTATGCAATTCTCAGTGTAGGAACAACAGACTTCACAGTGATTGGTGCATCGTCTAACACAGTTGGCGTGATATTTACTGCAACTGGACCTACCACTGGCACTGGTACCGCAGCGTTGCAACATCCCGACACTGCTGCCATACGTTGGGCCAGCACAGAAGCTTTGGTTTGTAAAAATGTCAAAATCAACAATTGTAATTTCAGTGGCTTCTGGTCTGCTACAAAAACTGATCAACAGATCAAAGGCATTGTGGTAAGCGATTCGACATTTGATACACTGTATCGTGGCGTTTACCTTGGTGGCGATGCTCCTGTGTTGGGTGGACCGACTGGAGTGCGAATTCTTAGTAGCACATTTGACAACATCTACTGGAATGGAATTTATATAGAAAATTGCAGACTCAATGCAACCGGATACAACACATTCCTAGACGTTGCCAACGAGTTCAATGGTTACACGTTTCCATCTGCCCCAGTCATTGATATCCTAACTTCTGACAACGTCAGCATTGGAGATTTATTCCAGCGTCCCGACGATAATATTATTTGGTCACACGAAGTTAGAATTAGAATTTCGGACACACGAAGTATTGCTGTTGATGGCACTGAAAGATTGTTGTTGGGATCATATCAACGAGCCACTGGTATCAAGACTAACCTGGCCAATGTATCTTCAAATGTAACATTGTTTACAATCGATGCTGAATTCAACAAAGCAATCAACATGGAGTATACAATAACACAAGCTGTTGGTAACATTACCAACACTCGTACAGGAACACTAACTGTTGTGGCCAGTACCAACGGAGGCAACAGCATAACTGTGAATGACAGCTACTTTGAAAATACGCCAGTTGGTGTCACAATCGGTGCTTCAGAAGCAGACAATGTTGTTTCTATTTTGTACTCGACATCAATATCCAACGCAAAAATAAGTTACTCAGTTACAAGATTAGCCTAATGTGGCATAAACAATTTGGTGACAGGTTAGCGGCCTGGAACCAGCTAAGAACTCAATCGCTGTCGCAGCCACTGGATCAGGCCTTGGTCAACATTAACCATTGGTGGTTTGATTCTCCGTGGATTCCTTATCACTTGCACTGGGATGAACGCACTACGTGGCCAGACCCTTGGCAACTCATTGAAGATAATTTGTTCTGTCCGCTTGCAAGAGGGCTAGGAATACTGTACACTATAGCAATAATAAACCACCCAGATATTGACGATGCTGAATTAACCGAGGTCGGAAGCGACAATTTAGTCCTGATCAACAAAAAGAAATATATACTGAATTGGGATAGAGACGAGATAGTAAATATCAACCTAGGACACCAAAACCCCAAGCGTAGAGTTGATCTAGAACAAATACAACAACAAATTAAGTAGCGAGAATGAAAAACATAACTGTAGTTAAGCGGCACGGCGGCCGCGAGCCTCTAGCCCTTGAAAAATGGCAAGCTCAAATCGCCAAAGTATGCTCTGGTATTGCAGATGTTAGTCAGAGCATGATAGAGATTAGAACACAACTACATTTCTATGATGGTATCACAACCAAAGAAATTGATGGTATTACTCTACGTGCTATTGTTGATTTGATTGACGTTGAATCCAATCCTGATGTGGGACATGTTAACTATCAATATGTAGCTGGCAAGCAAAGACTTAGTATGTTGCGCAAAGATGTGTACGGAACATATGAACCGCCACATCTTTATGACATTGTTCGAAAGAATGTTGAGGTAGGATTGTACACTCCTGAACTTCTTGAATGGTATAGTCAAGAAGACTGGAATCGTATGAATGACATGATAGATCATTCCAAAGACGAACAGTATGGCTATGCTGCCATTGAACAACTGATCGAAAAGTACTTGGTGCGAAACCGAGCAACGAAAGAAATATATGAAACCCCACAAGTTAGATACATGGTTGCTGCTGCAACTGTATTCCACAAAGAAGAGCCTAACACAGCTCGCATGCGATATATCAAAGAGTATTACACAGCGGCTTCGGACGGCCTTTTCACATTGGCTACTCCAGTCCTTGCTGGTCTTGGCACTCCCACTAAGCAGTTTAGCTCTTGTGTTCTTATCAGGTCAGATGACGATCTGGACTCAATCTTTGCCTCTGGTGAGATGATGGCCAAGTATGCCAGTAAACGTGCTGGCATTGGCTTGGAAATTGGACGTTTAAGACCCTTAGGATCACCCATACGTGGTGGGGAAATCATGCACACTGGCATGATTCCTTTTCTTAAGAAATGGTTTGGCGACTTACGTTCGTGTTCACAAGGTGGTATTAGAAATGCTTCGGCTACAGTTTTTTATCCAATTTGGCATCATCAATTCGATGATCTCATTGTTCTCAAGAACAATCAGGGCACAGAAGAGACCAGGGTTCGACACATGGACTACGGAGTGGTGTTATCTGCTTTCTTTTGGCGCAGATTTAAAAACAAAGAGAATATCACTTTCTTTGACCCCAATGAAGTCCCGGACCTATACGAAGCATTCTATCGGAACACTGAACTTTTTGAAGATCTTTATGTCAAATATGAAGCTAGATCTGACCTCCGGAAGAAGACTATGTCTGCTGAAGAAGTCTTCAAATCTGGTATACTTAAGGAGCGAACAGACACTGGTCGCATTTATCTAGTGTTCATTGACAACGTGATGAATCAAGGACCATTTGATCCTGAGTATCACACTATCTACCAGAGTAACCTTTGCTGTGAAATTCTCTTACCTACAAAGCCGTTTAAGCGTTTGGATGACGCTGATGGGCGCATCGCGCTCTGTACGCTCGGAAGTATTAACTGGGGTGCGTTCAGGAACCCTGAAGACATGCGTCGTGCTTGCAGAATTCTTCAGAGATCCTTGTGTAATATCCTTGACTACCAAGACTTCTTATCAATCCAGTCGCAGTTATCGAATGACGAAATACAGCCGCTTGGTATCGGCATTACTAACCTTGCTTACTGGCATGCCAAGCGGGGATTCCAATACGGTGACAAAGATGCTCTTGCCGAAGTTAAGTCGTGGATGGAACACCAGGCCTACTACCTTACAGAAGCTACGGTCGAACTTGCCAAAGAGCGTGGCCGTTGCAAAGATTCGGACCACACCTACTACGGTAAAGGTATCTTTCCTTGGGAGAGACGTAGTGCCGGGGTCAACGAACTCACGGACTTTTCGCCTGAACTAAACTGGGACGGTCTGCGTGGACAAATGCGAGCCTATGGTGTACGAAACGCAACACTGATGGCAGTGGCACCTGTAGAAAGTAGTAGTGTAGTAATCAACTCAACCAATGGTATTGAAATGCCCATGAGTTTGATCACTGTGAAAGAAAGCAAAGCAGGATCTTTCACACAAGTTGTACCTGAATATCACAAACTGAAAAATCGATATCA